GCAAGTTCAATCAGCTTCATCTTGTCTTCCAATCGGTCAACAAGTTCCACGTCAATGATGTTGTATTCTACAAACTTCTGCCAACCGTTTGTATAGAAGTCTTTGAATGTATCAAACTCAGAGTGGTCCAACTTCTGCTGACCCAACTCCACATTTGCAATGTGATCCAGTCGGTAAGACTCCTGGTTAGTGTAGGTAAACTTCTTGTACAAGTCCAGATAATCTAACTGAGAGACTCCACCAATGTCATAGGACAGTTGCTTCCTACCTTGGATATAAACCTCTTGCTCGGTTACGAGACCCCACGGAGAGAGTCTCTTCATCAACTTCTCACCAAGGATTCGATCAATACGGCGGACTAGATATGGAATATCATACAGTTTACTATTCCACCCAGTGACAACTTCGGGGGTATTGTCAATCCACCAACTGATGAAGTCATGAAGAAGATCTTCTTCATTGTTGAACTGCTTGTAGTAGTGATTCCCCTGCTTCAGTTTGAATGGACCCTGACCCCAAGTGATGATTTCCTTGGTTGCATAGTCCTGAAGAGTGATAAGAAGAACTTCCTCAGCAGCAGACTCTACGTCTGGGAATCCATTCTCAGAAGCGACCTCAATATCAATGGTAGATAGCATAATCTTACCAATGTCAAACTTGATCTCTTGCTCAGAATACTTCTCAGAGATATATTGGTAAATAAACCGCTCATTACCGTAGATTTTAAATCCCTCTACGCCATCATATTTTTTGATGAACTCGCGACACTCATGTACGGTCCCAGGTTTGATTGCTTCAACCTGTTCTCCGCTGAGAGTCTTATAGAACGTCTTCTTTTGTGAGGGCACAAAAAGAGTCGGGTTCCACTTCTCGCGGGTAGTGAAGCGTTTACCGTCTTCATAACCCCTGACGAGGAACTGGTTCCCGACCATCTGGACGTTCGTATAGAATCTCACTTAGTCAAACTGCTGTACAGTTCTTTGATTCTACCAGTTGGTTCGGCAATGGTCAAGATCTTATCGGAATGAATCTTGAACTTGCTGTCTGTCGTGATGTCACCCAACCAATTTTGAAGGGTTCCGTCAGGCATAATATTAAATGGTTGTACCAGAATGCAATCTGGTTCACCAAGGTCAGCAGAAGGTGCTTCCTCCAATTTAGCAATTAGAGTTCCACCAGTTTGAAAGATAATGACTTTAGGTTCCATATCAGCAATCCTCACAACTATCAGTTACTACCATAGATTGACTTTGATCCTCAGATTCTTCCTTAAGGATGTCAACCATGTACATTCGATGGAGTTCATTAACAGGATCAACAAAAGTTACAATCCAATCAAGAGGAACTGGGAATCTATATCCCTTACCCAAAGCAATCCAAGGACTCAGTTTGATCTCAAAGGAAGCACCACCTTCCTCACTGACTTCTGGATCACCAGTTTTTACTACACAAGGTTTGTTAAAGAAATATCCTACTACTTTGTCTTCAAGAAGCATCTCTTCAACATCAGTAATAATTTGTTCTCCTGTCTTTACGACAGCTAATTTAATTGCCATGACTAAATGAAGTTTAGTATAATGTTAGCACGAAAAAGAAAAGCGGGCAAGGGTTGATTCTGACCAACCCCGCCCATGCGGCGACGATATTTGGGTATCCCCGCAGTTATTTATAGGTAGTCTTTGCG